GAGTTTTTGTCAGAAGAAGAGAAGTTTTCTAAAATAACTGCCAAGTATCAAAACGAACCTAAAGGTAATGAAAAGTGCTCCAACTGCAATATGTGGAGACCCCCAAATGCCTGTACTGCCGTAAGTGGAAAGATTTCCCCTGATGGATGGTGTGACTGGCATCAATATGATAGGAAGAATCGAGATTAAGAAATAATAAAACTGTATCACAAGTTACAACAAAAAATTGCTACATATATTGAATGGGTCTATAATGACCTTACGTTCATCAGAGGAAACTCTGACGCAAGTAGGACGGCGCAACGGATTCGTTGATCCCAATGGGACGCAAACCGCCCAAAGGAACGGGAATTAAAACTCTCATTCTGGAGGAAATCCAATGTCTAAAGTAGTTTATCGTGGTGCAGAATATGATACTCAGAAGCGTCTTGAGTATCAACAGCAAATGATGCAGCAACCCCAACAGCAAAATGAAGTCTATCGTGGCATCAAGTTTGTAAAGGAGGGTCATAAGTGATGCAAAAACTCAATGTGCTTCAACTCATTAAAGATCAAAAGCAAAAGCAAGATCGTCGTTACCAAGCACTGTTAGTAAATGCAGGAGCAAGAAGGTGATTGCTACAATCGCATCTATAATGGGCGCATCAACAGCATTCATTTATCTCATATATATTGAAGTTCTATTACTCAGTAAGTAGTGGAAAATTACCGTTATCACTATGATGATATGGATAAGGACAATAGAGGGCCCGCTTGTTATCTTTTAACATATCGTGGATGTAAATATTGGTCTTGTTACCGTATTCACCTAGTGGAATGGTTTGAAGAAATGTTTAAATCAGAGGGGTCTTGACGACCCCTCTTTTTTTGTGTATAATACCTTTGTCAGGGTTAATAAAAATGGATAAAGACAAGCTTAAATTAATTGTCAAAAACCTTGAGTCTCTGGTAGAATGTTTGAAGTCAGAGGTTTATTCTGATGTAGATTCTTATAAACCTAACTGTGAGGAAGTTGTCCCTTATCTTGTAGACTACGATGAAATCTTTGAGGATAGTGATTTAGATGAATATTGATGGGAAAAAAATGAAACCAATTAAAGCAAAAGATCTTCTTGAACTTGATAAAAATTTAGAAGTGGTAATGCTTCAATGCTATTCACTTCCAGAACAAGTTATTTACCAAGCAGGAAAATGTGATTACTCAGAAACAGCAATTCACAACCAAACAATTCCTTCTCCATCTAAATGTGGTGAATGGGTTGTTGAGCGCCTTTTAAGTAACGAGAAAGGTCACTGGGGACCTCTAGAACATCCTGCAATTACATTTTCGGTATCTGGGTATGTTCATAACGTTGCAATGCAGGCCAGGACTCATAGAGTGGGCGTAAGTTTTGATGTCCAATCTCAACGATATACTGGAAAAAGAGTTATTAAAGTTGCAAGTGAAGAACTAAAACCTGAAGATGTTTTCTTTGTTCGTCCTCCTGGTTTTTATACCAATCGTTATGGAAAGAAGTACGATTGGACGCAAGAAGATTATCAAGACGAACTTAACTGGATTGTGGAAGGATGTAAGCGTTATGCTGTGAAATATGAGAAAGGAATGTGTGAAGAACACATACGCGACTATCTAGCACAAGCAATTCGACAAAACTTCGTAGTATCTTTCAACCTTAGGTCAGTTCTTCATCTTATGGATCTTCGTGCTAAAATGGATGCTCAACTTGAAATTCAAGCATTATGCGAACAACTTGCTCCTTTACTTGAAAAATGGTCTCCTCATGTTTGGAAATATTATGAGGAAAAGAGACTGCATCGAGCTCGTCTGAGTCCGTAATAAATATCCGTACATACTATGGAGGAATAAACTTGGCAACGTATCCCGTTTATAATAAAAATACAGGAGAGCAGAAAGAAGTAGTTCTTAGTGTTCATGATTGGGTTCAGTGGAAAAAAGATAATCCTGAGTGGGATAGAGATTGGTCTGATCCTTCAACATGTCCTTCATCTGGGGAAGTTGGGGAAGTGTACGACAGACTTAAAAAATCTCATCCCGGTTGGAATGATGTATTAACTAAGGCTTCAAAAGTTCCTGGATCAGCAGTAAAACCAATTTAATCGCATATGGCAAGAAAAAGAAGGACTAATGATCAACCCATCGGTGTTGGATTGACTACCAAACAAATGAAAAGAAAGAAACCCATCAATTCTGATTTGATAAGGGAAATTGAACCTTTAACTGATAATCAAAAATCTTTATTTTCTGCATACGAAAAAAATCAAAACATCGTTGCATATGGGTGTGCGGGTACGGGTAAGACTTTCATTACTCTTTATAATGCATTATGTGATGTTTTAGATGAGAGATCGCCATATGAAAAAATTTATATTGTACGCTCACTCGTAGCAACACGCGAAATTGGATTTTTACCTGGGGATCATGAGGATAAGTCTTCTCTTTATCAAATTCCATATAAGAATATGGTAAAGTATATGTTTGAGTTACCTACTGATGCAGATTTTGAAATGCTCTATGGTAATTTAAAAACTCAAGGAACAATTAGTTTTTGGAGCACTTCTTTCATTCGTGGTACTACACTTGATAATGCAATCATCATTGTTGATGAATTCCAGAACTTGAATTATCACGAACTTGATAGTATAATTACTCGTGTAGGTGAAAATAGTAAGATTATGTTCTGTGGTGATGCTACTCAATCTGATCTTATTAAAACAAATGAGAAGAATGGAATCGTTGATTTTATGAAAGTTCTTCGCATTATGCCTTCAATTGATATTATTGAATTTGGAGTTGATGATATTGTTCGCTCTGGATTGGTGAAAGAATATATTCTTGCTAAAATGGAAGTCGGTGTATGAGTTTTATTCATTGTAATTATTTGGGTGATCTTGAGTTAGAAAAGAAAGAAACAAATGGCATTCGATTGTACAATCTTCCTGATGGTCAATGGGTGCCTTCTATCACTTCAGTTACTTCTTTCTATAACAGACAGATTTTTATTGACTGGAGAAAGCGTGTAGGTCTTGAAGAAGCAAATCGCATCACCAAGAAAGCAACTGCAAGAGGAACAGATTTTCACCAAGTTTGTCAGGATTATCTTGAGAATAAAGAACTAAATTGGGATGATTACCAACTCTTAACAAAACATATGTTTTTTCATGCTAAACCTTATTTGGATAAAATAAATAATATTCATGCAATTGAAAGAACTCTCTACTCTGAATATCTTGGACTTGCAGGAAGAGTAGATTGTATTGCAGAGTATGAAGGGGAGTTAGCAGTCATAGATTTTAAAACCTCTGAAAAAATTAAACCGGAAAAGTGGATTGAAAATTATTTTGTCCAAGAGACATTTTATGCTGCAGCCTATTATGAACTGACTGGAAAGGTGGTTAAAAAACTTATCACCTTAATGGTTACTCCTAGTGGTGAAGTGGAAGTATTTGACAAAAGAAACAAAGACGATTATATTAAACTATTAGTTCGTTATATTAAAGAGTTTGTACATCACAATACTGGGTCAGATGGAGAATGAATTAGAGAAGGCATTAGAGAGTAAATTCTTTTGTCCATCAAGATTTGCTCAAGAGATTGAAAATCTTGTTCAGATTAATACAGAAATGAATTATATTGACGCAATCATTTATTTTTGCGAACAAAATAATATTGATTTGGAATCAGTTCCTAAACTGATATCAAAACCTTTGAAGGAAAAGATTAAATATGAAGCAATGGAATTAAACTTTCTTAAAAAAACTTCCCGCGCAAAACTAATTTTTTGAATGATGCCTGTTGATGCTTATCGTCAGTATCTTGCTTTGAAAAATCACTTTACTAAAGATAGTTACGACTACCATAAGTATTGTGGCAAATCACGAGCAACTGTTCAATCCTTTTATAAACGGAAAGACAGATTCTGGTTTGAACGAATTGCAAGACAAAAATCAGACCAAGAAATAGTTGAATTTTTTGTATCAAACTTTATTACCTGTACTGATCCAAGTAAACTTTGGATTGGTGAAATGATACGTGAAGGTGAAGAACGATATGAACAATGGAAAAAAAGAAATCAATCACTCTCATATATTTTTAAGGAAGAAACTCAAAGTTTATTTGAAGATAGAAAAGTTGAAGAAGTATTTGATTGTTCTAAAGGTCATCCATTAATTCTTAAAAAGTTTCTAAGTGGTAATATTAGTCCAGAAACATTAGTCATTTGCGATATGATATTTCTGTTTAGTAAAAATTTTGATAAGAAACTTGAAGATCCTGTGTGGGAATCAGTGAGTAAAAAAATTAAAAAGTATTCTCCTTTTCTAAATATTGATGTACAGCGTTACAAATCAATCCTAAAAAATATTGTTCTGGGAGATAAATGAGTTTCTTTAAATCTGAAGTCGTCCGTGCAGAGATGACTGAAATATCTGAGATGCAAGAGGAAATTTATAAAAATGTATTTGAGTTTCCTCATATGTCTAAAGAGCAAAAACTATCTCACGTAGAACTATTGGACAAATTGTTGAATAAGCAAAAGGTGCTTTATACTCGTTTGAGTTTATCAGATGATCCCGAAGCTCAAGAAATGAAGAGTCGTATCGCTGACTCTGCTGCAATGATGGGTCTTCCTGCAAACGTTGATATGAATGTGATCTTTAATAACATGAGTAAAATGCTTGAGGCTATGCGCCAAAGGATTGACGAAACAGGTTCCGACCTGTAGAATAACAAGGTACACAAAAGCCAAATCCGTACAAATACGAGGTAATCTAATGTCTTTTAAAGATCTTAAAAAGCAATCTTCTCTCGGTTCTCTAACCGAAAAACTTACAAAGCAAATTGAAAAAATGAGTACTACTTCTGGTGGTGCTGATGAGCGTCTATGGAAGACAACTCTGGACAAAACCGGCAATGGTTTTGCAGTCATTCGTTTCCTTCCTGCACCAGAAGGAGAAGAACTTCCTTGGGCAAAACTTTATACTCACGCCTTCCAAGGTCCTGGTGGTTGGTATATTGAAAACTCTTTGACCACAACTGGGCAAAAAGATCCAGTATCGGAGTACAATCGTGAACTCTGGAATAGTGGAAATGATGCCGATAAAGAAACTGTTCGTAAGCAGAAGCGTAAGTTGTCTTACTATAGCAACATCTACGTTGTAAAAGATCCTACCAATCCCCAAAACGAAGGCAAGGTCTTCTTGTTTAAGTATGGTAAGAAGATCTTTGATAAGATTATGGAAGCAATGCAACCTGAGTTTGAGGATGAGACTCCTATCAATCCCTTTGACTTCTGGCAGGGTGCTAATTTTAAACTCAAAATCGTAAAGAAAGATGGGTATTGGAACTACGACAAGTCAGAATTTGACCGCGTTGCACCACTCCTGGATGATGATGATGCTCTTGAAGCCGTCTGGAAGAAGCAATAC